GAGAATGTTTAGAGAATACAGGTGGTAATACTATTACATGGATAACACCTAATGGCTTCGAGGTTAAACAGAAGATCACCAGAGTACATAACATAGCTGTTAAGACACCTATTGGCAACAGTATAAAGGAACGTGGATATATCCAGAACCTTGTACAGGAAGCCACAGAGGAACCTAATAGACGTAAGCATGGTACTGCTATAGCACCTAACTTAGTACACAGCTTAGATGCATGTCATTTACAGGATACTGTACTGAGTATGCCGATTGGAACTAGCTTTGCTATGATACACGATTCTTTTGGTTGTCACGCTGCAGATGCAGAGCTTCTTAGTAAGAATATCAGAGAGATATTTGTTGAGATGTATAAAGATGGTGAGTACATAAAGGGTTTCATGGAGGCACTAGGTGTTACCAGTATAGAGATACCAGAGAAAGGAACATTAGACTTGAGTTTAGTGTTAACAGATGAATTTTTCTTTTCATAAGGGTTAGATATGAACATTAAAGATAAAATAGATCAAATTAAATTAGCTAAGGTTAAAGTGGCTGTATATAGTGATAACATTGTGATATTAGGTGAGGAAGGACAGTTCCCAGAACCACTGGTACCTAATTACATAGACATAGGTGATGTATTGGATGAGATGCTAGAGGATATTGCAGAATTTGGTCTTTACAATGATATGTACTCACACCTTGAAGCTTTAAAAGATAAGTATAACTTATAATAAGTATTAGATTAGACTAATATAAGGCATTACCTAATTATAATACCTTACACAAAGAAGCCACAAGAAAACCCCAATGATTTCAAGTACTTCAATAGGGTGGACTATAGAAGGAAGTTGCCTCGATTGTGACTTCAATGATTTCAAGTACTTCAATAGGGTGGACTATAGAAGGAAAAACAAAGTGAATACTAATTGTTATACTGTACTATATAGTATAACACTGAATAACACAGTATATTCTCTTTATTTATCTCTTTATAACACCTACTAAAGAACCTATATGATACTATATAGGTAACTAAAACAGGATAAGACATGGAAAAAGAATACAAAGTGAATCCAGATGGTACTATTACATGGGTAAATAAATTAACACTAAAACCTCTAGAGGTTGATGTGGAGCTATCCGAGGACTTCATGGAATATGATGATCATAAATTATTTAAATAAAATTTAACCTGAGTACAGAGTATTGAGGAGGTGATCTTTTCTAAACTAAATTATCTAGGTGCCGCTCAATTGGTAGAGCAGCGAGATATAAATCGTGTGTTGTAGGTTCGATTCCTATCACCTAGACCATAACTAACATTGAATAATGGAGTTAACATGATTAATACAGTGTTTCAAGGTGACAATGGGTGGGTGCTAAACCATCTTAAGAATAAGAATGCAAAATTTGTAAGAAGAATTTATGAACATAACGTATACTACTTTGCAGCTAATAGAGTTGCACGTAGGTATTTAAGATCAACAAAATTAAAAAATCTAGGTGTAAAAATTAACCTAGAGCTAAACGCTTTTTCGTAGGAGAAAAACATGAGCAAGATTTCAGTAGTAACACCAATTGGTAAAGCAGAATGGTTCTCACTTAACAAGGTAGACAAGTTTGGTAATTATACTTGTACACTACAGCTTGAGGATGCACCAGAAACACACAAGTTAATCTCTAAGATTGATGAGTTAGGAGAGGGTGCTAAACCATATGCTAAACAAGAAGATGGTAGTTTTAAATTGAAACTAAAATTAAAATCCAACGGTCAGAAGAAAACAGGAGAGTTCTATAAAATTAACCCACCTGCAATCTACAACGCACTAGGCAAAAGACTAGAAGGCAAAGCTCTTGAAGAGTTAAACGTAGGGAACGGAAGTGAAATCCGTGCAAAGATTGATCTATCTGCATATGAGTTCCAAGGTAAGACAGGAGTATCATGTAAAGTTAAATCAGTACAGATTGCTAAAGTTGTAGAGTTCAGTTCAAGTGACTCAGGCTTTGGTGCATTAGAATCAGAAGAGATTGATGAAGGTGAAGCACAAGGTGCAAGTGAGCCTAAGTCTGATTATGATTTCTAATATATTTATACCAGTAGCTCCCACACCCGCTAGTCGTCCAAGGATTAGTAGGTATGGGAATTATTATCCTAAGAATTATACAGAGTTTAGGAAACAACTTTATATGCACCTTAAGAAATTACAAGGTAAACATAAAGCTGTAGAGAAAGCAGAGTTCAGTGTTGAGCTAGAGTTAATATGTAAGAAACCTAAGAAGCCAAGTAATCCATACCCAAGAGGTGATGTAGATAATTATGCTAAAGGTTATCTTGATGGTATTACCTATGCTCAACTCTTTTGGGACGATGATATACAGGTTGTAAAATTAAATATTACTAAACGATATCAAGAAGAAGGTGAAGATTATGGTGCCAAAATTACAATCGAACAGCTTACGTGCATTTGATATGTTACTACAAGCAGCTAAGGAATATAGTGGTGCAGAGTATAAATTCTATTCCACTGGTTTCTTTAGGTATGTTAGAGAGGGACACAGTACATTCCTAATTGAAGATATGTATATAGAAAGAGACTTCCGTGGGACACCAGTTGCTTCCATAATAGTCTCAGACTTTAATGACTTCCTAATTACAGAAGATATTATATTTGTATATGGGTATGTTATGAAAAACTCAGATCAATGTAAGAAGAGACTTGCTATCTTTGATAGGTGGGGTCTTAAAATAACAAATGAAACTGATGATTGGTATGTACTAAGCTCATTAGTTAAGGACTTGAAAGGTAATGTATGAAAGTATTCTGCTATAGAAATTTACATAAGAAAGGTAATGTTTGGTCAGTACGTGATGAAAAAACTAAGTTAGTTGTAGATCATGTAAAGTCAATCATATTAAAAGATGTAGAACTAAAAGTATCTGAGGCAGGTCGTCAAAGAGTAATTAAAGAGAAACGTAAGAATGTACATGCAGGTGTAAAAGGTACTAGAGTGTTTAGTATACCGGATAAGGGTAGTTTATTCTTTCAAGCAGCTTACTATAACCCATATAAGTATGAGACATTTGTTGATAGATTTGGTAAACCAATTAAACATTGTAGATATGCTATGAAAGTTGGCGATCAATTATTAGTATGTATATAAGGATAGATTATGGGAGCTAAAGACACAGGAGAATACCTGTTCAAAAGTGAATGTGAAGAGTGTGGTAGTTCAGATGCTAATGCACATTACACGGATGGGAACACGCATTGCTTTAGTTGTGGCATCACGAAACGTGGTGTTAAATCAGAATTTGAAGGTAATGAAATGGAAGAATATAAACCAACTTACATTGAGTATCCACAGAATATACGTGGTGTCAATGATATAACACTTAAGAAGTTTTCCTATGGTGTAGCTAATGCTAAACATGTTACCCACTACTTTGACAGTAAGGGTGAACTTGTAGCAGAGAAATACCGTGGTAAAGATAAAGCATTTTCTTGGTCAGGTAACGCTAAACAGGCTGTACTATTTGGACAGCAGTTATGGAAACCACACAAGAAGATTAGTATTACAATTACAGAAGGTGAGATAGATGCTATGTCTATTTCTCAATTACAGAATAATAAATACCCAGTAGTGTCAGTACCTAATGGTGCTAACTCCGCTAAGAAAGATATTAAGAGACAGCTAGAATGGCTGCTAGGGTTTAAAGAGGTTGTACTTTGCTTCGATAATGACAAAGTAGGGCAAGAAGCAGCAGAAGAAGTTGCTAGTCTATTTCCACCTAAGTTTGTACGGATTGCACACTTACCCCTTAAAGATGCGAATGATATGCTTAAGAATGGCAAGTCGTTTGAATTATCTACCGCATTAAGAGATGCTAAACAATACACACCTGATGGTATACTTCAAGGAGCTGCTATTGTTGAAGCTCTAATGAAAGAAGATAAAACTGTCTCATTTCCTTTCCCAGATTTCATGCCAGTTTCAACCAAGATGCTAGGTGGTATACGTACCAGTGAGCTTATGGTTATAACAGCCGGAACAGGGTCAGGTAAGACTACAATGATTAAACAGATGCAATACCATTACTTCAAAGAAACACAGCTTAATCAAGCTCTGATACACTTAGAGGAGCCATTAAAGACTACAGCTAAAGACTTAGTTGGAATCTCAATGGAAACAAGGATACATCTAAATGATTCCGTAGACCGTGATGAATATAAGAAGAGAGCAGAAGAGATTTTCCTATCTGTGGATACAGAAGGGCAATCAAGACTGAACTTATATGATACATTTGGTTCAATGGACAGCGCAGACCTTTACAATAAGATTAGATTCATGGTTAAAGGTTTAGACTGTAAGATCATTTGGTTAGATCACCTAAGTATATTGGTATCTGATTTAGGACAAGAGGGTGATGAACGTAGAGCTATTGATTCTATCATGCATCAACTTAAATCTTTAACAGTAGAACTAGATTGCTTTATAGGTTTAGTAGTACACTTGAATAACAATACTCAGACACCGTTTGAAGAAGGTGGTTCAATTACTATTAATAATCTAAGAGGAAGCGGAGGCATCAAACAATTAAGCGACAGCGTAATGGCTATCTCTAGAAACCAACAAGCAGAAGATGAGACTGAAAGGAATACCGTGAAAGTATCTATATTAAAAAATAGATTCTCAGGTGAAACAGGTACATCAGATAAGGTTACATATAATGGCTTTACTGGTAAGTTTGAACCTTACGTTGAATCAGAGGGTGGAGGTTCCGGTGACTTCTAAAATTAAATGTCATGTCTGCTCGGGTAAACTGAGTGGGCGACAGCGCAAGTATTGTAGTAATGAATGTTCTTATAGGGCAGACAATTTAAAGACACGTTATGGTTTAACATCTGAGTGTGTTGTAGCTTTATATAAGAAACAATCAGGTAGATGTAATATATGTGATGTTCCTATTGATATACATGAACTAGGATTCACAGAACATACTGCCGCTTGTATAGATCATTTACATGGTAGTACACACGTTAGAGGTTTGTTATGCAGTGAATGTAATAAAGGTTTAGGAATGTTTAAAGACAGTAGGAAGATACTAAAGAGTGCTATTGAATATCTCACTAGGACTTATAAAAAGGATTGACATGAGATTAATATTCGACATAGAGACAGATAATTATCTTGAGTTATGTACAACAATACATTGTATAGTAGCAGAGAGTTATGATACTGGTCAGGTCTGGAAATTTAAACCAGATGAAATCAAAGAAGGATTAAAACTATTACAAGATGCAGATGTACTTATAGGTCATAACATTCTTGACTTTGATATCAGAGCTATTAAAAAGTTCTATCCTAAATGGGATACCAAAGCTAAGCTATATGATACATTAGTTGCTGCCAAGTTTGCATTCCCTGACATTAAAGAAAAAGATTTCAAACGTCTAGGTAATGTAATGCGTAAGCCTAAGAGCCATCAGACTGATCTAGATAAGCTTAAGTTACGTAACATAGGTAAGCATTCACTTGAAGCTTATGGTGTTAGGTTAGGGCTACACAAAGGAACATTTGGTAAAGAAGTAGGGTTTGAAACCTATTCAGAAGAAATGTTAGAGTACTGTGCACAAGATGTATCTGTGAATGCAAGGCTGTATCACAAGTTATTAAGCATGGAACTAGATGAAGAAATTTTAGAAAAAGAATTTGAAGCTCAACTTATATGTTTAGAACAATCCACATTTGGATTTAGATTCGACCATGAGGCAGCTTTAAAACTAGAGAAACAATTTAAAGAAGAACAAGAGAAGTTACAAGACGAGATAAAGTCTAAGCTAGGTGGTGTGTTTATTATACCACTTGAGATTGTTACACCTAAGCGTAGTATTAGCTATAAAGATGTAACACAAGCGTCTAGAACAGTAGGTTGTCCCTTTACGAAGATAATGGTAAAGGACTTTAATCCTACATCTAGACACGATGTAACAACTAGAATGATCGAGAGATACAATTGGAAACCTAGAGAGTTTGGTAAGGACGGTAAGCCCACACTGAGTGAAGAGGTGTTGGTTCATTGTAAACTTGAAGTAGCTGAACCACTTAGGAAACTATTCACATTACAAAAACGTATGGGAATGTTATCTGAGGGTAGAAATGCATGGCTTAAACTTTATAATGAAGAGACTAAAGCTATACATGGTAGGGTAGATATACTAGGTACTG